AACACCGTTTACTATTGCCGTCATAATTCCTCCTTACGAACTAATATCGTCTATAAATGAAGTGATAATATCTAAACTAGAAGCAGTGTTACTTTTAGCTTTTAATAAATCACCATTCTTTAAAACAATTTTTGCACCACCCTGAATTAATTCAATCGCAGAGTTTGGTGGAACAACCACGCCTTTTGCAAGAAAATGATCATTACTACTATTATCGATAAATACATCTACTTCAATAGTAGAAGTAGTAACATTGCAGCATCTGATTCCGATAACCGCATCAAAGTCTCCACCAGTTATTAAAGTAACTTCTGATGTTCCGACGTTTCTTTGTAAATTGTTTCTAAAATTTTGTGCCATAATTTATTCCTTTATAACGCAACAGCCATTGCAAGTGCAAAACCTGCTGAAGCTGCTCCTACTGGTGTGCCCGACGCATCGAGATAAACCGTTTTTGCTGCAGGCATTGTTACAAATACATCTAAATTTCCGCCTGTAAAATTAATTTTAGATGTGTTGCCTGAAGAGTTATTTATAACTGTTGTTCTCTCCAGAGTCGTAGAACCTGATAAAGTTCCAAGTCCAATTTCAAACGTGTTTGTGCCTTGTTCAAAAATACAATAGTAAGTCGTGTTACCTGTTCCGATACCACTATTAAAAGTTACATTACCTTGTCCAGATGCAACACCCGCGAGTGTAATATTACCTGTGCCAGATGTTGTACTAGTTTCTTTTACTCTGTCATTTATAACCAAAGCCATTTATTCTCCTATTACGACGTTATACTAATAAGCGAATCTGTTCCAGCTGGTGTTCCTGAACTTGTACTTGGGAACGTAATTGTAAATGTTCCGTTTGAACAAGATTTTGTTCCACCAAAATCTAAAACAACGACTAACTTATCACTTGCTGAATTATTGTATATAGCTGCAAAAGCTGCACCAAAAGTTGCTGATGTCCATTGCGTTTGTGCAAAAGTCAAAGTTGCAACATTTGTTTGGTTAGCAACAACAGGACTTCCTAATGTGTTTCCACCAGTTGTGTATCCTGTACCACTAACTTGGTTAGCTGAACCTACAGTATATGTAGTGCTAGCCGTAGTGTAAGGATTAGCAGTATACAACGCTATTTTAATAGTGTTGTTTACGAAGTCGTGTGTTCCTTTCAATAACTCTTGTGCGAATGAAAAAGGTACTACGTTTGCCATTTTTATTTTCTCCTATTTATTTTCCATAACTTGATGGTGGTTTGACGT